TCATTTATGCTGCCGCGCCTCCGCAGCCAGTTGCCCTATTTGCTCTTTCAATTCCCCAACATCTTCCTTTAATCTCTTCTTCCGGTTCTGAAATTCTTCGAACTTAAACCAACGATCTTCCTCGGGTTCTTCGCCGGGCTTCGGCATGGCGCTGAAGCCAAATACAAGCCAGTTTTGATATGCCCTCTTTAGAGAGATTGCGGCATAGACCATATCCATAGATGGATACAGCCTCCTTAAAAAGAGGTTTTGCCATCGTGCTGCTGATATTCCCGTCTTTTCCTCGAGGTAGTCATATCGGCCTCTGTTCGGTGATACGTCCTGCAACAGGAAAATCATCCGCTCTCGCATGAGCATCACATTTCCTTCCCACGGAGCGAGTTTGACGTGAGTCGGAGGATCTTGTTGACGAATCATAATTTGGCGTGTAGATTACACACATCACGTTGTTTTGACGTGATTTGCGTTAGTTGAGCATGTATTGCGTTTTTGTAGCATCTATTGGATGGCTTCATACAGATAACTGCAAGGTGCGTCATATGAGCGAGCAAGTCAAGGGCTTAACGGGTCTCGAACTGGTCTCCGTAGATCAGCTGGCGGTCCTTCTCCACAAATCTCCCGCAAGCATTCGCAGTGATGCGTCGAGAAACCCGTCGACGTTGCCCCCAATTTGTCGACTGCCGGGCAACAAGCGGCTCCTGTGGCGTGTTGAAGACATTGCGGCTTTTTTCTCGTCTTGCGTTCAATTTCATAAGACGCCTATCGTCGCGGCCCTGAATCTGGAGTCCAACGAACCAAAGCGCCGTGGTCGTCCACGCAAGGTGGCGCGATGAGGCCGATCCGTCATTCCCTCATTAGCAAGATCCGGAAGCAACAAACGGATGCCTATGCTGAAGCAACCGGTCGTAGCGATCAAGCTCGCCAGGTGAGGGCGCAAATGCTTGGCGCTGGGAGGCCCTGCGTAGCCGGCGGCGACCGTACCGCCAGCGCGCCAGCGCTGCCGGAACGGATCGCCGCCGGCGCAGCGCAGGGGAAAGTGCCGCGTTTTGCGCATCTGACCTCGGCAGTTGAGAACGCCATTAATAACATGGCGGAAAACCTAGCAAGCGACGCTGGCGAACAATGGGCAAGTCTGTGCGATGAAGACTTGGGCCACGTAGATTTGGTCCTGACCGACAGCGGTAAGGTGAAAACGCTGCTGGTTCGAAAACCAGCGGAGAACCAAGGCTGTGTGATTGATTGGATCAACTTCACCGTTTTGGAAGACACCTGGTCAAAGACAGCACGCGAGCGTTTGATATCGGATGATCAAATCATCATTGAGGCGAGCCGCCAGCTAGAGAAGATTTTCGGGTTTGGGATCACAGCCAAACGAGACAAAGGAATGAACTTTTATCGCGAGTCATGGGTGCTCGGCGATGAAATGGGATATGTCTGCTTTGGTGGGCAACGCTTCACAATGCTGATCACCCTGACCGGCGTTGGCTGCCTTAACGCGGTACCCGGCTGGGAGCGACGGCTCTATGACTTCCTGTCGAAGACCGCAGTACGACCCTCGATTTCACGAATCGATCTGGCTCATGACGACTTCGAAGGGGAATACCTTACTGTTGATTGGGCTGAGGACCAATGGCTGTCAGGTGGGTTCAGTTTCCGGCAAGGTGGACGTCCACCAGAAATTCAGCGGCTCGGCAATTGGCATCGCCCTAGCGGCAAGGGCCGTACATTGACGGTCGGACAGCGGAAGTCCAGCAAATTTTGCCGTTTCTATGAAAAGGGGAAAAAGGAAGGTGATAAATCCTCCCCCTGGTGCCGGTGCGAAGTCGAATTCAAGAACACGAACAGCGTGATTGAGTTGGATGTCCTGCTCAATCCAACGGCCTTCTTTGTTGGCGCATATCCGTGCTTCTCGAAATTTGCTGCCGCAGATACCCCTGCACGTATGCGCGTCAAAGAGCGCGCCGCGCAAATCACCGTCGATGACTGCATCGAAATCACCAAACGTCAGTTTGGCAAGTACATACGCGTACTACGTGGGCTCTTCGGTGATCAACAAGCACTTGACCTGATCACCAATCACGACGAGCGCGCATGGCCGAAGCGACTGAAGCCACATTCCAGTTGCGAGAAGACAGAGCAACCGCCTGTGCACGCCGAACCTCACAAGCATTTCCCGGGACTCATTGGGCAAGACGACTTTGCCATTCCCGATTTCATTCGATTCATTAAAGCCGTCCCATTGTTCGGGCTGAATGGGGAAAACGGATTCGCGTAGGCCCACCGTTAAATCAGGAGCGTAATCATGAAATTCAATTCGACTGTCAAGGTCATGGGAATGAAATTCAGCAAGGGCACGATGGATAACGGGCAGTCATTCGACAGCACGAAAGTCTATGTGGAGACGGAGCTCGATGCCAGCAAGGATTCTGCAATGGGATCTTCGTGCGTCGAATATGGCATGGGAACTGCTGACGAATACAAGAAGTTCAAGCACCTGGCCGATGCTCTTCCGTTCATGGCGATTGCAGAGATGGAAATCGTCACAAACGGCAAGTCGCAAAAAACCGTCATTCATTCGCTGAAGCCAGTGGAAGTGGCTAAAGGGGCTACCGCTGGTGGCAAGCATGCCGCCGCATAGAACCGAGATCAAATTCATCGTTCAAGACAGGGAATCGGCTCTGTTCTTGATGCCTGTTGATGGAGATGTCGGGTTTACGCCTTGGGCGCATGAAGCAGGCCAATTTGAAGCGCTGGCCGAAGCCGTCGATACCGCAATGCTCAATTGCCACGAGGGCTTCTATGTGACTGAGGTGTTGTGCATGGAGACGACCTAATGACCACGCAAAGCGAAACACCAGTTGTTGTGTGTGCTGATCTGGCTCTTGTACCTGCGGCGGTTCCTGGCGTTCCTTGTCCACCTGGTTCCGGGTTGGTAACGAAGTTGATTGAGTTACCGGCGACCGGTTCTTCTTTTGATGCAGTTGAAGCCTCTGGATTCTTCTTCTTTGGTTTCGGCGTCATTGTTTTCGCATACCTGCTTGGATTTGTTGTGCAACAGGTGCGCTCACCCATTCGTCAAGCTCGTTGACGATCCGTCCCGGCGGTTTCCGGTTTTTCTAGAGAGGTAAAAAATGAAGAAAGCACGCATTGCAATCGCTACCGCTGTCGCAGCTTCGTTTGTCGCTGCTCCTGCGTTTGCCGAACCAGTCACCACTGTAGCTGGCCTGTGGAACACGATTTCCTTCACGGACGTTATCGCCGCCGTGTTTGGCATCGGTGCGTTGGTGATCGGCGTCGATCTCGCGCAACTGGGCTACCAGAAAGTCCGTCGCCTTGTTAAAGGCGCTCACTAAGTAGTTGTCGTCTAGCGCTGTTCGCTAGGGGAGGGGCACCGGACTCCTCCCCATTTTCCTAAGGGGGCCCTATGGATGTGTCGTGGTGGTATCTCGCGTTTTTCATGCTGGGCACGTTGAGCGGTTTCGCGGTTGTACTTGGATTGAGGAGCTAAACATGCATCGCCATCTCTTTTGCGCGCGAAAACTGAACCGGCATTCGTTGGTTATTGCACTCGCCTGCGTTGCGTTCGGTTACGGGATATCAACGCCTTGTGCTGCCTTTGTTCCACCTCAGAGTCAACTTGGTGGAGCTATCGGGACGGGGATTGCGCAAACACTTATTCGCAGGGGTATCGCAGCGAATGATCCTCGCATTTTGCAAACGGTGGCCTCGGTTGGTGCACGTGTAGCACCTCTTGCTGCAACGTCGGGAACTGCAACGTGGATCGGTGCGGTGTCGAGGCTTAGCCCTTGGGTTACCGGTGGCCTGCTGGTCTACCAAGGAATCAATTGGTATATGGACATCCAGGGCAAGGTATATCTTGCTCCTCCGGGTTCGATCACCGATACGCCTGTCTTTTCGAATGGGACCATCATAGGCCAGCCGTGCTGGGGGATCTCTGGCGAATGCTTTGGTAGCCCAGAGGAAGTGCTTTCTTACACCTTCTCTATCTCGAAGGCTCAGTATCCAAAGGCGGCTTACGGTGTTCCGCAGCTAGTGGCAAATTCACCGACTCAGTGGACGGCGACTTACAACTACAGCATTCCAGAGATCTATCTGAACAATATGTCTGGCACGAAGATAATCACGAGCCGCATCGCGAATATCGCATGCTCGCAAGGCACTGGTTATCCTGGAACTGGGACGGGCTGCGTGTCGGCGGGCTTAAGTTCATCGCCATATGCAGGTGCGCCTGTGATTGGATATCCACTGCAAACTTCTTACGACGCATTGCCACAAGCTGCTAAGAGCGCGCCGATGACAGCGGAGCTCGTGGCCGAAATGGCAAATCGTTTGTATCGTGACGCTTCGGCGCAACCTGGCTTTCAAGGTATTCCGTTTTCTGAGTTGAATCCGACTGTTGCAACTGACGTTGCACCCTATAAGTCGGCACATCCTGAGGTCTGGCCTACAACGTCAGGTATCAATCAACCGGTGCCAACGACTTCGTCGCCGTCGACTGATCCTATCGTCTGGCCCGATCCGGTGCCACCGAGTGCAACCGGTCCGACTACGTCGACCATCAAAACAACGGGATCATTTACTGATGCAGCTGGTAACAAGACAACTACCGAATCGTCTTCCGTAATCGACTGGGGGCAGTTCACTCCTCCAGACATCGACACTCCTTCTACGGAGTCGATTCTCGATCCCTTGTTCTCGATGTGGCCCAGTTGGCAGAACTTCGCATTTCCTCAGCACCAATCAACATGCCCAACGCCGTCGTTTCAGCTTCCAGCAGGTGTAATGGGTGGAATGAACATCCACTTTGTTGAGCTATGCAGTTGGGTCGAGATGGTACGGCCAGCGATGCAGGCGGCTTTTGCAGTCGCATGGGCGATTTTGATCGCGTTCATTGTTATGGGAGCCTGAGATGGGTGGCCTTCTTACTTCAATCGTAAGTTGGTTAGTACGCACAGTGCTGATCAAGTTCGTATTGTTCACGGTTATGTACCTAATCGTTACTTCGGTGGTCGGTTATCTCATTGCGAAGCTGCCGACATCCGCTATGTTGGCGTCGGGGCTGTCCGCATGGACTCCGGCGATGTGGTACTTCGCTGATTTGACGCTGTGGACGCAGTTCTTTCCCGCGGTGATTTCAGCTTACATCCTCAGGTTTGCGATTCGTCGCATTCCATTCTTTGGGTGATCGATCATGGCAATCGTTGCTTATGTCGGAATCCCTGGATCAGGCAAATCATATGAGGTGGTCAAGTCGATCATCATTCCTGCTGTACGCGCCGGTCGCAGGGTTGTGACGAACGTTAGAGGCATTGATAGCGATACGATCAGAGCCTACTGTGCGGAGAAGTTTTCCGTGGCGCTTGAAAAACTGGGTGTTGTGGTTAACGCGACCGATAGCCAGGTGTCAGACCCGACATTCTTTCCGCATGAGCAGAGCCACGCAGAGGAAGTCCCGACTTCGCTTGTGCGACCAGGAGACCTTGTTGTGGTCGATGAGGCCTACAAGATCTGGGGGCAGGGGATCAAGATACCTCCAACGCATGTCGTGTTCTTTCGCGAGCATCGCCATTACGCGGATCAAGTAACTGGGACGACTTGCGATCTTGTGCTAATGACGCAGGACATCGGGGATTTAAATCGAGTGCTGAAGGTTGTTGTTGAGCAGAGCTTTAAGACTCATAAAGCCAAGGGCATCGGCATGCACAACCTCTACACGATCACCATGTGGGAGGGCTATAAGCAAAACTCGAAAACCATCGTCAAGGACTGGACATCCACTTACGACGCTGAAATCTTCCCTCTCTATAAGAGCTACTCAGGTGATCAGCAAGGCAAGGAGCGAGAAACTGACGCCCGCCAGAACATTTTCGCTGACCGTAAGTTGATGGGAAAGATCGTCGTCTTCGTGGCAGTTTTGATTTTCGTGAGCTGGCGGATTGGCAAAGCCTGGTATGCGAAAGTGCATCCCGAAATTGTCGACGCAAAGCCTGTTGTGGATGGGCAGAACCATAGGCCGTCGCCACCGCCTGTACCTGCTTACTCGCAGGACTGGCGCATTGCTGGTGCCATAGTTGCAGACGGTCGTCGCCGCGTGATTCTTGTTTCCAGCGGCAAGGTACGTATCGTTGATCCCGACACTTTTGTCGGGGAGGGCTTTGCGGAGACAGGAACCGTCGACGGTCAGAGAGTCACGCGCTTTTCCGGACAGCCATTGCAAGCTGTCGTGTCAAATGCGGGAGTGAAGCCATGAAAGATCTCGTTCTCGTTTTCGCGTTCTTGATGTCTTTGAGTGGCAGCCCGCTGGTGTTCGCTGCCGAAGGTCGAGGCCGCCCCCCAGTCTCTGCGGCATCGTTCGATTTCGATTCGATTGCGCTGTCGGATCTCGTGCGTCTCGTTTATCTGCAAGCATATCCTACGGTGCCCTATGTCTTGGACCCTAAAGTGCTCCAAGATACGCGAACGGTATCGTTCCGTTGGACTGCTTCAAATGGAGATGCGCGAATCTTTTTGCGAACATATTTGCGGTCGCTTGGCTATGCTATGACAACGGGGCCAAACAACGTTGACCTGATCGCTCCCTTGCCACCGGCCGTTCAGCCGTCAATCGTGCAGGATCCGGACATCGAGTTGTTCATCTATAAGCCCAAGTTTCGTAACGCTTCGTATTTGATTGAAACGCTGTCGCCGCTTTTCGCAGGGCACTTTACCGGTCAACGTAAATTGAACTTGGACGCTCCTAGCGAGGCCCAGAGTGGTCTCCAATCTGCGAAGGGTTCCGGACCTGTCGTGCCAGGCTCATTGCTTGATCAAACGAATAGGAAGGATGATCAGGTTATCTTCGCAGGCCAACCGAAAGAGGTAGCTGCCTTACGCAAGCTTTTGCCGCAGCTCGACATCGCAGTCGGTCAGGTGATGGTAAATGCTGCGTTGTATGAGGTCCAATCGTCCGAACACGACGGATCAGCGGTCCAGCTTGCAGCAAGCCTCTTGAGTGGCAAATTCCAGTTCAACCTGGGCGCCGCGCAGGCCGCCGACAATTTTATGTCGTTCAAGACCGGTTCCGTCAGCTTGCTTATGCAAGCGCTTTCTACAGATTCACGATTCAAGGTGCTGTCTTCGCCATCATTACGGGTGCGTTCTGGTGAGTCTGCATCGCTAACCGTGGGCCAGGATGTACCGGTTCTCGGTGCAATTACCTATCCTCAAGGTGGCTCGTCTCCGGTCCAGTCAGTAGAGACACGTTCGTCCGGTGTGCTGTTCTCGATCTTCCCGGAGGTACGTGATTCATCGATCTCAGTAAAGGTCGATCAGCAGGTTTCGAATTTCGTATTGACGACCACCGGCGTCAATAACTCTCCAACTTTGAACAAACGGCAGCTTTCGACGAGTGTCGACGTTGGTGATGGCGAGGTCGTTGTGATTGGCGGACTTCGCGAGGACAAGGAGGTCACGGCTAAAGGCGGGCTAACTTTCCTTCCTCGATGGATGAAATCCCAAAGTGGCGACAAGACGCATTCAGAAATTTTGCTGTTTCTACAGATAACCCGTCTTTGAACAACTAAGCCCTTGGCACCCGCTAGGAAAGCTCATGCCTTGACTTTCGCGCGCGAGAGTCCCACCTGGAGCTATAGGAATGAAACCATACACCAGCGCCTACCAGGCGCTTTCGTTCGAGACGATTGGATTGGATGCAACATAAAGCCGACACTTCTGCCTTCGTGCGCGAGGCGAAATCTCACGTTGAACCCTTTGAAATCAATCCCTTAGAAATTATTCCAGTGGAATAATCGCCGTCGTCGCTAAACGAATGCTCCGCTTTGGCTGCTCGCCAATAAACTTTTTACCATTTGTCTACCTTCTGGCGTGTCCATGTAGCTGTTCGGAGCGGCGCCGCCTAAAGCAGGTAATGGTCGATCCAACCAAGCAGAGACCCAAGACGATGCGTCAAAGCCGTTGGGATTGCCTGATTGCTCGATCATGGTCTGGACCAGGTCGACGAGCTCATCGATTCCAGTAATTGATTCTTGGTTGCCTATGGTGGTCATATTCCCTCCTCTAGTATTCGGAAACAGTTTAGCTCTAGCGACCCAGTATTGTACAAATCTTGCAAACCTATGAAAATCAAAGGCTTGGCGATTATTCGGGCCGAATAATTCGAAGACTTTCCGAGGCGATCAAGACATACAATGCCATGTTCACGCTCTTAGCCGCAGAGATTATTCAAGTTGAGTAGTCGCTAAGTATATGATTTTTCGATGTATGTTGAGAGCTTGAGGACTGCTCTAGTGAATGTAGTCAGAAAAAGGGCGATTTGAGGCCCGGGAGGGCTGGAGCGAAGCGGAACCCTTTTGCATCACGGTGGCATTTAGGAGCGCTATGGCCGGTTGGCCCGGCCAGCGACGATGCCATCAGTCTCGCGACGTTCGACAAACCTAGTTTGAGCAAAGAGTGGTTGCTCGATGATTTTGGACACTTAGTACAAGTCGCGGCCTAATCCCACCTCATCCAAGACCTCGTTCAATTCAACGTTGCTTCGAAGATATGAGGAGGCCGGTGTATCGTAGAATTGGATTGCAATAACTATCAACCGTAGCTGAGCGAAATCAGTGAAGTTGATAAGGGTTAATAGATGCTCTTTTCGATCCCCAATCGTAAAGCCGTTTGAATCACTTAATTTTTCGGAGACGATTTTTGTCGTGATGTAAAATCCCCTAAGAATTCCATAAATTCTTTCATCTCCATCTATTTCGTCAAGAAAATTGATGATGACCTCATTGTCGGCGCCACTCTTCCTCAAACGATCTATTTCATCTTCAATGTAGATAATTGAATTGACCCCTGGCCTTAGGATTACTCCGATTGGAACTATGCTAACAATGAAGGTATCCAGAAGTTTTTTCTGGGAATCGATCATGTTGAAAAACAGAGCGTTAAAGGATCGTAATTTTTCTGTTTTCTTGTTGTCGCTCAGCTCCTCCCTCAAATCCAAATTTGCTTGATTCTGCAAATTTAGAGATTTGATGAGTAATACAATCGATATGAAACTCAAAATGGGGTTGAGTGAGCCCCCCATGTAATCACCAAACTGGCCCCATATTGCAGAATCATCAGCAAAGCCGTAACCAAGAATGACGCAAAATTTGATGACGTAACATGTTAATGCCGCAGCCATGGCCACGGCGGCAGCTACTATATACCGATTAAGAGTCATATCAATTTATAATATACTTGATAATTTTCCCATCTCGAAGCCGTATAGGGGATGCGACGATATCGAGATAGAGCCAGTACTCGCTTGGTTTTCCATTGTTGTGATGAAGGTTTTCGGAGAATCGTTGTTTAACGGCAAAATCAAGGCTTTGATATTCACCACTGAAGCCAAATGCAACGGTCTCTTTTTCCCCTTTGATTTGAAGTCTTCCGTTACCTGTATTTGTATTTAAACGGCTAATTCGCGCAACAAATTCCATGACCTCATCTGATTTCTCTGCATCTAATACGCTCGCGGTGTTGTCATCGAATTGAGCCAATATTATTTGTTCCTCGCGACTTTTTCGATATCGGATTTTTACGTCATGCCCAAATTTTGTTGAAACCTCGTGAATGTTTTTTAACGACGATACTCGTAGTTGCTGGACTAGTTCATCAGACCTGTCACCGAGCTGTGTAATAACCGCTTGCGCTTTGTCGGTTAAGTCTCGTGGTTCCTTGTATATCGAATCATTTAAATAGTAAGCAACGAGTTCTGCAAAAACGGCTTTTCCGATTTTGTTGAAGCGCTTTTGAAATTTCTCATCGTAGATATCGATACTAAATTTCTGACCGTATGATCCTCGGAAACTTTGTCTTAGAGTTGTGCGTACTTTCGCCTTATGAGTCTGTCGTTCGGGGACTCGTTCACCGAGAACGGTTTCTGCAATGTACCGCGTTGCGTCTGAAACGCCTTGCAAAGTATCAAGTCCCGACTTCAT